ATAGATGCTTCCATTTCAGCATTTAATGATGATTCAAAATCTAATAATCCACTAGCAGCACTAGCAACTGAACTTATTTCTATTCCAAGTTTCCTAGCTTGAACAGCAGCTCTCATAACATTCTTACCACCATCTTTTGCAAATTTAGCAAATAAATCAGTATTACCAGCTACATCACTTAAAACTTTATCAGGAGCTACATCATTAGCTTCAGCCAAAGCCACTGTAGATTTTGATAGGTTCATAGCTTGTTCAGCACTCAAACCTTGTGTTTTGGTAAATAATCCAACTAATGTTGCACTATCTCCTACAGATGTTCCAGTAGATTTAGCTAAATTAGCAACTTCATCAGCCATACCAGCAGCTTGAGATACTCCCATTCCAAAATTATTAGCTATAGCTGATGTTGTAGTCATAGCTTCAGCTGAAGTATATCCTAATTTAACAAATTCTTGTGATGCTCCAGCTAATTCTTGTCTAAACTCAGTTACACCTATAGCTCCAAATTGATCGGCTATGGCTTCTTGTTGTGCGTTAAATGTCAGTAATATAGCAACTGCCGCTGTTAATGGATTAGTTAAAAATCCACCAATTTTTGAACCCATTCCACCAAAAGCAGTATCTATTTGTGATGCTGAACTTAATAAGGTATCACCAAAATCTTTAGCTTTTCCTTTTAAATTATCCCACTCTTCCGATGATTCTTTAATTCCTTGTGTAAATTCATCTTGACCCTTTAACATAGAAATTTGTAAACTTCTAAATGTTTTTGTTAATTTATTTTTAGATGTAGCATATTTAACACCAAGTAAAGCTGCTTTTGATTGATCGTTGGCTAAATTTTTATTATCTTTTGAATACTTAACACTATTACTTAAATCATTTGACATATCTTTAGATGCATTTGCTATAATACCCATACCAGTCGATAACTCACTAATATCAATATCATTAAGAATGTTATTTATTTGAGCGGCTGCATCTTTTACCTCATTCATTCCAGCTACAGTATCTTTTCCAAATATTTTATCTTTAGCCATTCATATTCCCTTTAAAGTTTTCCTTTAGCGTAATCATCCAATACATCTTTTACAGTCATTTTTTTGGGTGGTTTTCTAGGAGGTTTACCATCAGCCTTTCTAACTTTATTTATTGCAGAGTACATTTTATCAATTGCGCTGTTGAATTTATCAACAGATTGTTCAATATCTTTTGTAGCTTGTTTTGTGGATTTTACTTTTTTTCCAGTTACACCTGTAAAAAGTCCTTTAAAAAAAGAAGATATTATATCTTCTGATAAAATATTTTTAAAATCCATATATGATTTTTTCTTTGACATAAAATTCTCCATTAACTCATATATAAATATTAAAGATATGGAAAATTAACCACCAAATCTTGATTTCATATTAGGTGCTTTAGATTTCTGTTGAGATTTTTTGATTTCATCACTTTCTTTTTGTTTTGTATCTGATAACTTTTTATAATAAAACTTTCTCAAAAAAACTGGCATATTATAAACATCCGAATGTGTGAATCCAGTACCAAAATAAATTAGTTCAAAAACCTCATTATGAATTTGTGGTTTGTGTTCAGGACTTAGGCCAAAAAAAGTTTACCGTCATTGGTATATCTACCTCGACAGTATCTCCTTCCATATCTATTTCTTGTTTTAATTCAATATCTGGAGAAACTTTATTAATATATTTTCTTAATTCTAAAGAATCTCTTGAAAGCATATTTTGAACAAATTGAGTTATCGTATTTTCATCACCATCACCATTTACAGATGTTATGGTATGTCGTAATCTTGTAGTTAATTCAGGACTAACTTGAACACCTGTTTTCTTAACACCTTTTAATTCAGATTCAATTAACTTTTCTTCTTTGCCTGTAAGTAGTTTAAAAGTAATCTTAACTTTTGATGCTGACAATTGCATTTCAAATTTATTACCTTTAACACCATCAGGCATTTTCTTAAATGGGCAATCAGCCAAATTAAAAGTATGATTAAATGTTTTATTTGTATTTGGATTAATTACTTCACATTCATATTCTGAACCATAAGCTAAAATACGAGATGCTACCATAACAGCATTTTTATCCCCTAAAACCAAATCATCACATTTGACACCTTCTGTAACGATTAATGAATCCAATAATTTATCAATCACTAAACCCTTTTTGATAAGATTTTGAGATGTTAAAATATCTTCTTCTCTTGCTGTCATATATTTGATTTCAATTTTACCATTTGAGATTGGTGAATCTTTTGGATATACTTTACCTAAACTTGGTAAATCTATAACCTCACTGTGATATTGTTTATTATCAGCCATTTATAACCTCCTATACTTCTAATGCTCTCCTAAACCAACCAAATAAGAATTTCTCTTGTTCTGGTTTTTTGTTTACAAGATCATAGTAATGTTTTAATCTATAACACCTAACCCTATTATCACAGGGTTTGTATTTTTGTATTGCTTTAACAGTTTGTGTACCAAATCCACCATCTACTTTTAAGTTTCCACCCTTTGAGTTGACAGCTCTTTGTAATACTCTTACTGCTGTACCTCTTCCTTGATTGACACACATATCAAAGTATATATGTCTTAGATTTTCGGGTAATTGAGGTACTCTATTTTTTACCCAATAATCATCATAGTAAATTTTTTCTGCTTCTTCTTTTGTTAGATTTTTTATATCAACATCTGGATAGAATCTTTTTGTGATGCCGTATTTAGTTTCGCCACCAAGATCGTTCGGGTCATTTACATAACCACCTTCATGTTCTAATAAAACCTCTATTATATCGTCAAACTTTGTTAGCATTATCTATTAGAATTGTAATATAGCGTAATCATATCTCAATGTCATTGTAATCTCAACAGGATCACTAGAAGCGAAATCCAAATCTCCAAAATTAGCGGCTTGTATATAAGCACCTTTTAATGTCCACTCTTCAACTTTATCGCCTACTGGACCTAATACATTAAATGTTACATCTTTTTTATAGAAATCTGAATATCCATCTCTACCTGTAACTGATTCATGAGATAATCTCACCCATTCCATTACTGCTTGAGCAGCTGAAGGAACAACTGGATCATATAGAGTTACATCTAAAGTTTGCCATTTCCCTTTACCTTTAATATAACGAGTAACATTCATATGTTCAAGGGTAACTTCTTCAAAATCTATTTGAGGTCTATTCGCTGTTTTAATCAAATAAGCTGGAATACCATCAATTTCCATTATAAACCGATTTTTTAGTTTCGGTTCAAAGGGTGTAAACATTATATCATTAGCATCAATCAATTCTGCCATTATTTTTCTCCAATTATTATTTATTGGTTACATAATTTCATATATAAATATCTACAAAGACAAAAAACCATCAAATAAATGATGGTTTTCTGTTTGTATTATTATTTATCAATCATTTTTATTCAGGAAATGCAGCACCTGTAGGTTGTACAACAAAATCCAACACTATGAACTCTGCAGTTCGTGTAGGTTGTAAGAATAATTGTCCAACTAATTGATTTCTATCAATAACATCAGGTGTGTTATTTGTAGCATCCATTACAACTTTAAAAGCGGTTAAACCACTTTGAGCTTGTACTTGTTCTAAATATGGATTAACAATATTTAAGAAGCGATTTCTTAATTTAGAATTGTTTTGTTCAAATAACAAGAATCTTGAACTTGAAGCGATAAACTTCTTAACTTTAATCAACAATCGTCTTACATTGATTCTATCTAAAGCACTTGCTTTTTTCTGTAATGTTTTTTGTCCAAACACTGTTACCCCCTGTCCAGGGAATGTAGCAATTGGATTAACATTTGAATCATATAAGTCATCTCTGTTTCCTTGTGTTAATTTTCGTTCAGCTTGTATCGCAGTATCTATCCCACCACGATTCAATCCAGCAGGAGCAAACCAGGGGTGAGCCACTTTATCATTGAAAGCGTATATCCCACCAATAGCAACAGATGGTGGCACCCATCTTTGTACCCCAACTTGTGAATCAGGAACTTTAATCCACGGCCAATACATAGCTGCGAAGTTTGAATCTCTGGTCTCTGCTTGAGTTGTAGTTGCTTTTAATGTACTATCATGTAGAACAGGATCTAAAATAGCGAAACAATCACCTCTACTTTCACATACATCTATGATTTTACTAGCAATTGATGTATGTGTATTAGCAATAATACCAGGAGCCAATATAAGATTTATATCATATTCATCTTGATTAGATAATAAATCAAGAGCCTCTGAATAAGCAGCTCCACCATCAGTAGTTACTAAATCACTTGGTGTAAACCCTTGCGTTTGTGCTGCGATGTTTTCATAGAAATTAACAGCGGCTGTTGAAGTACCATTTTGATTTCCTAAAGAATCAAATCCAGCATATCCATCTAAACCACCACCAAAACCACCATTCAGTGAACCACTACCAATTGCAGGTAAAGACATAGAATTTGCAGGTGTTGTAACATTACCATTTTCATCAAGATACTCTGGTGTAACATTTATATTATGAACAGTTACATATTTAGATTTTGGTGCGGAATCTCCGGTTAATTGAAGATATTTAGTTGTTCCATCTGTTCGAACAATATACCTTTGATCACCAATAACTTTACCAATATAATTGGTTGTTTTAGGATCTAAACTTACATTATTAAATGTTTCAAGTATTTGTTTTCTTTTAATATTATCATTACCAGCTCTAATTAATAAATTAAATGTACCTTTTTTTGGATTGTTACTTACAACTTCAAATCTGATATTATGGGTTGAACCAGAAAGAAGTAAATTATTTGTTGTAGCAGTTGAATCAATATTATTCATTATAGTACCATCAGCTAATGTTTTTAATTGAAAAGCAGTTGTTGAAGTTCCAGCGGAATCAGTACCACCACCTATAATAAATCCATCACTACCACTACCAGCTGCTGGAGCAGTTCCATATGTACTTGGGGTGGATGTTGATGATGTCACAAATGTAATACCATTTAAACTTGTTCCTGCCGATGATGCTGTGAAACCAAGTTGTCCATTTGATTGTGAAACAGCAGTTACACTTATTCCACTAACAGCGTTTATTTCGGATACTAAGTTTGTAACCTGTGTTGATAATGTTGTACTACCAGCAAAGAATCTAATTGAATCATCAGAAGCATCACCACCACCATCAGCTGATGCTATGAATGTGTATGCAGTACCACCTTGTGTTATTTTATATCTTTCTCCAAGTGCTGATGTTACAATAGGCATCGAACCAGTTGCTGTATTTACACCTGTTACCGAAGTAGAACCACTTGTTTGAATACTAGCAGTAGCCGGTCCAACTGTTCCATCCATTATTCTAACAACAGTTAAAGTATTTGAATTTTTTAAATATTGTTCAGCAGTATGTGATGTTAAGTATTGATATGAATTTGAACCACTTTTGAATGCATCTCCGAATTTTTGTTGAAATTCAGAATATGATGTTACTACAGTGGGTATTCCTGCGGGACCTTTTACGGTTGGTCCAATTAAAGCTGCCCCTATATCAGCAACTGCAGAAGGTAAAAATGACTGGTCTATCTCATTTGTAAACACACCTGGAGATATAATTTTCTCTGCCATCTTGTTTCTCCTAATTTATTTTATTTTAATCGATTAAAATTATACCTGTGTAGGTATATAATTTCATATATAAATATGTATCAAAAACCTCAAACCATCAATATTTATTTAGATGATTTAAAAATTCCACTCTCTGGATCTAATGTTCCATCACCATATTTTTTAGAAATGCCATCAACAAAATCTTTTTCTTCTTTTTGTGTTGTTGTAAACTTTTTTAAAAGTTCTTCTTCTAATTTATCAACAGCTTCAACTTGTTGGTCTATCTTTAATCTATTTAAAGCAACTTGTCCAAGTTTTTGTTGTATTTCTAAGTAAGTTTCTTGAATTTTGGATATTGTATCCATTTCCTCTTTGGTGAATTTTGTATCTTCAGCCATTGTAACCTCCTGTTGTTATTAACCTATTTGTTCATCTGTAGCATCACCCTCAAAACCGAATATAACTTCGGTTGGTTTCAGCCTCTTTTGTATTTGTGAAATTTTATTTGTAACCACTGAATTTGTATATTCTGGTAGTAGATAAGCGCTTGTATTAACTGAAAATGTAGATTTTATTAATCTTTCTGCACCAGCACTTATTTCCGAAGCATCTGATATTGAATCTACAGTACATAAGAACTTATATTCTTCACTATCTCCCCAATAAGTATTACTAAACTCAACAAATTCTTCAACTAATGTATTCATTTGTTCTATAAATGCTGTTAATAATACAAACTCATATGTAATATTTACAAAATTTGGCATTGATGTAATTAAATTTATATGAGCTGGAGATCTACCAGTTTGTACAGAAAATCTATCATATCTATTTTCCTTACTCCATTGTGTTTGTCTTGTAAAATCTGAATATTTTCTTTTAACATCATGCTCAAATCCTTGTGACATATTTGTATTTTTATCAACCGATGTTCTTTTTAATACTATCGCAGGTAAGATTAGAGAATTATTTTTATCTCTTAAAACTCCTCGTTTTCTAACATTAACCCACCGTTCTTCATTCCCATATAAAACAGGAACTTTTATTTGTTCATTAGCCTCTCTTAAAGTTGGTTTAATAACATTTTTAACATGTGTTATTATAGATGTATCAACATCTTTTAAAGTAATAGAATAATTTTTATCAAAATTTAAACCTGGTGTATAAGATTCAGCAGCATTACCTCTACCCGTAGTTCCCCTTTGGGATATATGTTCACCTCTGTTTACTGTAGATTTATTTACAACTTGTTTATTTGTTATTCTATCAACTGACATTATTTATTTCCTCTAAAAAATTTATCAACTAATTTCTTACCCACATATACCACTAACACAACACCAACTATCGTTAGAACATCGATTAGATGACTTCCTGAATCTGATTCTATCGTTCCTATAGCAGTTTGAATTTTAAGTTTTTGTATAGATTTAGTTGGTGTCATTGCTGTTAAAGTTGAATCTTCTATGATTGATTCTTTGTTCATTTGTTCATCCTTCTAAATCTTTTCAACTTATTCTTGTTGTTTTTCACTCTACCATATGTTACTTCTGATTTAACCGCGTTTTGGTCAACCATTGATATAGCTATCTCTCTTTGAATATCTACTTCAACTGCTTCAGTTCCAGTTTGAGATTTTGTTCCATTTAAGTTGTCAAGTTTTCCCATCATCTTACCCATCATTTCTTCCATTTTGAGATTTCCGTTTGGTTCTGATGGTGCTTGATACACTCTCTCATTATAAATATCATCACTAACATCTTTTGTGTTTCCACTAACTTCCTTTTCAACTTTAGGTTCAGGCTTGAAATTTGGGTGTTGAGTATCATATTTTTTTACAATTTTATTTGTTATGAGTTGAATACCCATTATAATGGTCTCGATTCTATTTGTAAATTAGATAATCTTGATCTATGAGCCGTAGCATTTATATTATGCCTAAATCCTTGATGTCCAGCTATTAATTGTGGTTCTGTTACAGAATTTATTTCCCAAAAATGTTGATTCCAATCTACAACATCTCCAACCTCAGGAAAGAAATCTAATGAACCACTCGATAAATTATTTCTTTGAAAGAACATATCAATTGATGAATTTACATCAGCAATACCATCTTCATAAGTGGTTTCAGGTTCATTATAATTTAACATACAATTTACTCTAAATCCAACATTATAATATTTTGTAGAAGATTCACCATATACATTTGCATCTGTACTATCTAAATCTATTTTATAAATATCAACATATTGACCTAATACCTCATCAATGAGCTCCTCATTCATTGAATCAATAAGATTAATTTCTTTCTGTGGTACAAAAAATGGTTTAGTTGATGACATATATTTATCCTATGTATATTGGTAATGGTGCTTTATTCAACACCTGTTGTTGAGCTTCTGCTACTTCTTGTTCTTTCCTAGCACCTTCAGATAATGATACTGATTCTAAAAATTCTTTTAATTCTTCTAAAGCATTTGCCTTTTCTTCTCTACCCTCTGATTTTAAATTCTCACCATCCATCGAAACTTCACCATTTGGAAGTGGTAGTGAAGCGTATTTACTTCTTATTATTCCTAACAATTCTTTTGCTAAAGCTAATGTGAATTTCCTTATCCATTGTCTGCCTGATGCATTTATTTCTGAATATGTAATAAATTTATAAGGTATGTTAGATGGATCTGATACTTTTGAATTTGTATATGTTCTTGTTACACCCTGCTTATCTTCTTTTACATAATATTGAAAATAAACCTTATTACCAGCATCATCACTTGTAGGTCTTGGAAATATTCTAACTTGATTATTGATTAACTCAAATGAATATGCTGATTTTCTAATTAAATCATTTGTTTCTATAGCATTTGCTCTAGCTAAATCATATGATATTGGTCTCATTATGTAAGAAACTGCTGGTGATACATTACCCATACCAAAAGCATCTGCTAATTCTAAATTATCATATGAACCGGCGAATGGATCGTAGAATTTAGATATAGCTGCTCTACCATAATTGAATATTCTTTGAATTTCTAATCTTTTATTATCATGAGAACCAGTTAAATTAGCTTCTGATTGTAAATCATAAACTTGTTTTGAACCTGTAATGGTTATTGAACCTGTATGCATTGTAACACCACCACCAACATTTACAGATTCACCATATTGTTCCGATAAAAGAAATGTTGTTCCCATATGTGGCGCTTCTGGTTCATGAGAACCCATATCACCTAAAGTTGAACCACTTTGTCTAGCAGTTGAACCATAATGTTCCCACATCCAATTCTTTGTATTATAGTGATTTATTTGTTGTGAGTATTCTGAAACAGCTTCTTCAAAGCAAGCCCATATCGAACCACTATTAAATTCAAGTTGCATAACAGGATGTCCAAGTTTTCTTGAAACATATTTTGCTACCTGAACCGATTCCGATATAAATGAATTGTCAGCATCATATATTCCATATGGTGTTGGTGTAGCACTTGTAGTGAAATTTGATAGTGTTGGATCTGTGTATATAAAATCAAATTTTGGCATTTATTTCTCCAAGTAGAGTGTATTATTCATCATATATAAATATCTTTATAAAACAAAAAACCCCTTAAATTAATAAGGGGTTTATGGATATAAAAAAAGAGTGGAAATAAATCCACTCTTTTTTATTGTTTTTGACTATTATTGTTATAATACGACTTAAATTAAATGTAAATCTTTAACAAAGACTTTACCGTAAAATTCTGGCCGGATCATTTTCTTAGCATATCGTGTCATGACGCCCTTGCGAGGAGTGAAGTCACTTGGATCATATACAAGAGGAGTCATAATCAATGGAACATATGGTGAATAAACAGCACCTGTTTCAAGGAAGTTTGCACCTCTAAATCCAACTAAGATTGTATTCTCAGTCATATATGGGTTTTTGTAAACAGTATATCTACTATCTACAGCACCTACTTTACTAACACCCATAGCGAATTGTGTTACACTTGAATCGCCACCTGGAGTTGAATTATATCCTGGAAGTGATTC